CCAGATCTACGAAGTTCATCCCAAAGAGGCCGATCCACAGGCAGCGTTCATTAAGAACATCCCACAGTCCCAAGGCGCGGCTTACAAGAGTGCAGCGGGCGCGGATGCACCGGCAGACATCGAGGGAGTAAACTCGCAGACGCCAGAATCCCAAGCAGCATTCACCGAGAACATTCCGCAGTCCCAAGGCGCAGCCGCTAAGACCGCTGTTGCACCTCCAGGCTGGGAGGGCACCGTCAAGGACATGAAGAAAGAGAAAGACATCGACAATCCTTTCGCTCTGGCTTGGTCCATGAAGAACAAGGGCTACACGCCGCACGCTGGTCGATGGTTGATGAAGCGCAAAGGCGCAGCCTACGTTCAGAAGAAATTCGGCGCGGGCGTATCTGGTGGCGGGGCTTGGACACAAGACCAGTCTACCGGAGACATCGAAACCGGCGCGGCGATTGCGGAAGTTTCAGAAGCGCACGGTAAGCGTGATGACAACACCGGTATTCAACGTCCTGAGACTACCCTACCGATCCGGCTTTCAAGTGAGATGACAACCGGTAAGGCTTTGAAAATGGCGACGGATACCCAAGAGAAGTTGAAGGGTATCTACCTGGACGCGAAGCAACTCACGACGGCCAACAACACGCAGCCGGTACGCGCTGCTGTGGAACTGGTCTACGCTGCATTCAGTGCGTTTGACGGCGCGGTCAAGGCCATCAACAAGCAGAAGATGCAGGAAGAGCAAGAAGCTGAGGCACAAGCAATCACCGAGAAGAAAAAGAAGTCTTCTTACGGTGGTCTGGCCCTGGTGACAGCGGAATAACGAAAGCTGTTAGAACGTTTTTCGCAAGTAGTTTAGCGGCCTCACTGTAAGTTTGGCCAGGAGGAAGTACCAATGCCACAAGGCGGATACATTTATCGATCGGGTACGAGCGCCCAAACTGAGTCGGTTATCAGTTCAAGGTTCAAAATTTTCAGCCCAGCGGTTGACGTAGGCAAGTTCGTGAAGTTGGGCGTCACTTCGCAGTTCAACATTTCGGAATCCAAGACTGTCGATCCCGTCCGTGGTCTAGGTTACGGGGACATCGTGGCCGAATTAGTGCCTGGTGTTACCAACCCGACCGAGCTGACTATCACCCGCACTTGTCTCTATCTGGCTAACTTAATGCAGATGATGGGATACAAGGCGGGAATCAGCGGCCTGGTTCGTTCTATTAAACACCACAAGTGGCCTTTCGACATCAAGACCGAAATCGTTTTCTCGGAACTTGCCAACAGCGATTCAAATCTCCAGGAAGCCACGCTTGCCGATATTCCGAATGAAGGTGGTTTGAACAACCTGGGCAACCCCGGATTGCACGCCGTTGCGACCCTCTATGAAGGTTGCTGGTTCAGCAATTATGGTACGGGCTACGCTATCGACACAGCGATGGTCAATGAAGATGCGACGATTGTCTGCACCGACATTTTTGACGTAGCTGGCAGCGTTTACGGTGAATTCATCGACGCGGGCAACGGACCGGGTGACGTTACACAGCAGAGTTTGCTGTACACCATCTAATCGGGCGGGGCGAACTAGCAAAACTTTGGTGAGGCAATTGTGATGAATCGAGATTTCAGCTTTTGGTTTTATGGAACGTTGCTTATCGCGGGCTTTGTGTCCTGCGTGGCATACGTTGCGATGAGTTTAGTTTAGGGTTCGCGTTCAAAGAGCCGCAGCGATGCCGACTGGTCCAGTGCGGGTAGGCTAGTCTCATCCTGAAAAAGGGTCATAATGAAGTCGCCACTCCTACAAAAGAAGGGCATGGACGCCTTCCTCCAGGCCTTAAACGATCCCGCTACAACTAACCCTGACGATCGCACTGATAAACAATACTCACGTCCTGAGGGCAAGGGCACCGAACTTGAGGACATGAAATCCCCTCCCCGCGTGGAGGACATGGCACCCTTCCAGCGCGTAAATGGATCCGCCAAAACTGGGTTTACCGGCCTTTGGAAAGATATCCGGAATCCTCACACCACAGATCTCCCTCCTTCGATGAGATTAGACGCTCCCGGTGGTTGTCCAAATTGTGGCGGGGGTTTAACCCGCCGCTTAAATGAGGAGGGTGAAATTGAAGAGGTTTGCACTCAATGCGAGTACGGTCCTAAAAAGACCGGAGCTGCCAAGCCGAAATGCCCTCACTGTGGCTCCAGTGAATATTCCTTGATGCCTACAGATTTTGAGACAGCTAAGTGTGACAAGTGCGGAAAGAATTGGAATCATGGGATTGTGGAAGGAATAAACGATCCTCCAAAGATGGCCAAGAAAGCCTACGGCATCAAGGTGGCTCCCATCCTTCATCCTAAAAAGTTCGCCGCTAAAAACGCACCAGATCCCGGTCAATATGACGAAGAACATGAGGAGCACGTTCGGGACGAAGCCAAGCAATGGGCTCAATACGCTGAGTTGGGGGACAACACCGAAGAGATCAAGCCCTATGATCCCTCCGGAAATTACTTATGTGGCACTTGCGACATGCGCCAGGGTGAAAACCAATGCATGCGCGTAAACGGGCCGATTAGTTTTGAAAAAGGCAGTTGTCGCTTGTATCACAAGGGTGCTCCTGAAAACCGGCTGCCTATGAAAAAGAAATTCACTCAGGCAGAGGCTAAGTACAGCGAGAGCGACCAGGGAGGATTTGGTTGTCATCGTTGTGAGTACGGCGGGAAGGCCAAAGAGGCAGACAGCGCAGGTCGTGAATCTTGGTGCTCTTTCTGGGGAATGCACATAGATCCCATGTCTTGTTGTGCGGAAAACGAGTTGGAAAAGAAAAGCAAGGCGGCTGGATTGGTACAAATTTCAGAACTTCAAAGGAGGCCTGACTATATGAAGATGGGATCTTACCTCTTGAAGAAAAAAGCTGAAGTAGGCATTCACGAAACTCCTACTAAGCTCCCGCCACGCGACGACATGCGTGGTCACCTAGACGAAGAAGTTAAAGACGAAATGATTGAATCAGTTGATGCCCCGGTTATGGAAGGTGCGAAGGGCGTCCATGTCAGCGCGGAGGACAGTTTGGAATTTCAACGTTTCCTGGAGCCGAACACTCGCGACATGAAGCAAGAGGCTCAACTAGTTTTCATGAGAGATTCAACGATGCAGCAAGAAGCCCAGGAAGCTGGTATGTCCATGGAAGAATTCTGGAAGGCTTACGGTCAAGAATACGCTAATGAATACTTCGCAGGCCGCCGCGCTTCAAAGACTGCCATGAAAGTCGAGGAAGGGATCAGAATTTGCCCTAAGTGCACCTCTAACAACGTCGAAGAGGTCACCGATGGTGAAACAAAAGGTGGGGATAGCCAGATACGGTTGTTTGAGTGTCGAGGCTGTAGCCATTTGTTTAGCCTATGATAAATCCCACTTCCTAACCCTATAATATGGCAAAACCTTTAGATCTAACCGGAAAACGGACCGGGCGACTTTTGATAATACGATGTATAGGATCAAAAAATAGAAGTCGAATTTGGTTATGCCAATGTGACTGTGGACAGGCCAAAGAGATTCCTGCTGATCGTTTATCCGGTAAATGCCCAGTTAAAAGTTGTGGTTGTCTTCAAAAAGAAGGGCGAATCCCTAAAGATGTGACTGGGCAGAGGTTTGGTCGTTTATTGATAGTAAAAAGAATAAGCGAACACCCATCGGTCTGGTTGTCAACATGTGACTGTGGGTCCGAAAAACAAATCCCTGGAAAACATGTCGGTTGTGTTTTCAGTTGTGGTTGTCTACAAAAAGACGTAGTACGTATAGAACCCGGACGCGCTACAAGAAATAATGTCCTTTACGTCTACAAAAGTAATGCAAAGAGACGAGGGTTTGGTTGGTTTCTAAGCGAAGAAGAATTTGACAAACTAACCTCAAGTTGCTGTCATTACTGTGGTGTACCCCCATCGACTCTTAGAGAAGACAAAGGTAACTATGGAAGCTATTTGTATAATGGTATTGATCGCATCGAAAACACAGGTGATTATCAAATATCAAATACCGTCTCTTGTTGCAAAGAATGCAACTATGCAAAACGGGATATGACTTACGATCAATTTGTAGCTTTCTTAAAACGAGCGGGACAATTTCAGTTAAATTTGAAAAGATTAGAGGCGCATCATGGCGTTTAAGAAGATTGCTACCGCCACTTTGTCCGAACCTTGTTTGAACATAGGAGATTGGGAAAAACTTTGGGGTAAACAGGCATTCCAAGGCTGCAATTCTAATCCGGGTCACAGATTTTGTAAAACCGCAGCCACCAGTTCCTTCCTTTTATCCCATTGCACGATTATGTCGAGCGTAATGACTGAACCTGAACCTGAGGACCACTTAATAAAAGTTGAGTGTTCTCATTTAGTTAACAACAATTCCGACGCATGGGAAAATACCGTTTTGAAGTTGTCGCATAAAAGTTTTGTGGGGGCTTTCAATTTTGTAGAACATTTTCAGAACAGCAAATTTTCAAAGGGGCATATCCTGGACGCTGTGCTTAGAAAAATCAATATCGCTCCTCCAGATGTGTGGGTGTATTTCTGTGACATATTAGTTGCCACAGATTTAGCGCATGAAAAATTGGTTGAAGATATCCGTTCAGGCAGAACTAAATATCTCAGTATGGGTTGTGTCACAGATTTGGTGATCTGTAGTTACTGTGGGGCTAGAGTCACCGACGCAAATACATATTGTCACCATCTACAGTGGCAAAAAGATCAATTCCTAGCTGACGAGGATGGAATCCCTCGCCGCATCGCCGAACTATGTGGGCACAAGAGCATGCCGAACGGTGGGGTGAAGTTTGTGGAGGCCTCTTGGGTGGCTACCCCCGCGTTCCCTGGCGCAGCGAAACGATCAATTGTCAGCGAGGAGTGGCTGGGTCCCAAGACTAAGTACACCCAATCTTCGTCTAAAGTTGGTAAGTTCGCCAAGTCAGCATCGGAAACTACGGACTTCGAAACCCTTAAATTGGATGAGGCACAACTCAGCGCTGGCCTTAGAAGGAAACTACAATAATGGCAACCATGACAGCAGAGCAAAAACAGAAGGTATTCAAAGGTCAATTGGTGGCCTCCCTAAACCGTAAGCTGGCCGAGCTCGATCAGCTTGACGACCAACTGTTAGGCATGGATTCCGCCATGCCTATGGATGTGCTCCCTAACGAGGAGTTTGATCTGCTGACCCAAAAGCGTGAAGAGCTTGAAGACGACATCCGCACTATGCGGGAAGGCGTCCAGCTTATCACCGAATGGGAAAAGTTTAAAGGTGGTCAATGGTCTGAAGAAGTTAAGATGCAGCTTAACTCTATGGATAACGAGATCGCTAATGCCGCTGGTCCGCAGGCCGCTGCCCCTCCGGTAGATATGGGAGCACCCGTCATGCCGGAAGCTGGCATGCCGCCCGCCGCACCTCTTCCGCCAGTAGCACCTGAACCCGGTTTGGAAGCACCACCGGCTCCAGAAGCTCCGGTGTCTGCCGAAGTAGAACCAGAAGTTCCAGTTGAAGAAGCACCCCCGGTTGAGGAGCCACCTATGGCTCCAACAGCCAGTTCGAAGTCAGCTATCAGTAAGAAAAACAACTACGAAGATCACAGTAAGGGCAAAAATGCCCAGGAGAACTCTACTATGGCGAACCAAGCAACCAAGCCGTCCTTGAAAGAAGGGCTGGCTTCTCAGAAATCCAAGACCGAGGCGATTAAGAAGGAAGCGCAGTCCCGCGTTGCTTCCGCTTGGACTATCGCCAGAACGATGCTGCCCACGGCTCCCGCCAAAGTCCAGAAGGCATTCGCATCGACTCTTCTCGCTAACCCAACCAACGTGATCACTGCTTGCCTGCGCCAGACGGCAATCAATGCGCATTATTCCAAGGTTGCGGACGAGTTCAAGAAGGTTCACAAGGTCGAGATGAACGACCTGTTGGAAGACCCATCCGTTTTGAGCAAGGCCCGCTCGGAAGTTGAATCCGAGATCAAGGGCGCGGCCAAGGAAGCTACCTCCAAGAAGGCCGATGACCGCAAGGATGCCGGCCCGCAGACTGAGACCTACAATGATGGTCGTGGCTGTGGTGGGGGGACGCACACCGAACCCAAGGAAACCGACGCTGGTACCGCTGCTTCACAAACAGAAGCCGATCATCGTCCAAAGGACAGCATCGACAAATCCACCGAAGGCTCCAACAAGGTTTCAGCAACGAAGGCCGCTGGCGAAACTTGTGCGGAATGCAAGAAACTCGGCAAGGCTTGCCCCAAGTGCGCAAAGAAAACCGCTGTGACCAAGAAGGCCGATGAGCCAGTTCAAGAGATGCCACTACCCGAAGGTGAAGGCGCTGTTCCACCGGAAGGCGAGATGGCACCTGAGATGGCACCCGAAGGCGAGATGCCACCGGCTGCTGAAGTCCCACCGGGTGAAGAAGGTAAGGCCGAAGAAGGCGCTACCGTCTTGACCGAAGAGAAAAAGCTCGAGATTCACGAGAAGATCGACGAAGCTGAGCAGGCCATCCAGTCGCTAGAGGAAGAAATCCTTGAGGAAGGCAACGAAGAGCTCAACATCGAGAACATTTTCAACGAAGAGGACATGGAAGACAAGGCCGCCTCCCTGGCCAACGAAGGCGACAACCACGCTGCCGGCGATGAAGAGAATGATTTCTTCGCGCCGTCCGCCGCCGCCGAAATGGAAGCCGGTATGGAAGATCACTTCGGTTCCATGGACGAGATTTTCTCGATGCAGGGCGCTGACGCTGATCCGTTAGCCGCACTCATCGCAGGCGACCTCCACACGGCTGCCCAGATCGAGGGCATGGAAGTTCTTGAGTCCTTCTCCGGTCAGCTAGAGAAGCACTTCAATGAGCAGAGTGGTGAAACCCGCACTAACGAAAGCGATCACGAAGAGGATATCCTCACCGAAGCCGCTGAAAATGTGAAGATCGAGCCACAGGGCATGACACGTTTGAAGCAGGATCAGACGAACGTGATGGAACTGCCTGCAAAGGGTGCTGCGAAGACCGCCGCGAAGACGCCGGTTATCAAGCATCTCAAGCCGCGTGTGGGAGCTACTAAGACCCGCACGGTCAATGTGATTGCCGAGGCGCTGTTTTCTGACGGCGATGATTTTTAACCCAACACCATTAAGATACGGAACTCCGGTCTAACTGACCGGAGTTTTCGTTAAAGGAGAAGTTTATGAAAGAATGGCTGCGAGAATTGCTACTGACGCTGTTTGGTTGGAAACTTAATTTCGGAGGTAGTAATATGAGCTGCTACCGTATCACATCACGAGGAACCTCTTTCATAAAGCATGACATGCGCTGCCCAGGCCGAGTGTCTGTTGAGCTATGTGTGTTCTGGGTGACTGAGGAAGAACACAAGAAGAAGCATCACCACGGTCATCATCACCATCCCTACGGTCACCATCCTTATGGTGAACCGGAGTATTGCGAGCACGGCCAAACTAGCTAAACCCAAACATGGGGTGCAAATACCAGACCGTAATAGGAGACGTCATTGTAGACTGTGGGTGCACTTGCCAACCGGGCCGGGACTACTGCACTCTACACTTATCCCGCATGGATGATATTGAGATATTGATTGAGGACTTCACAAAGTTTCTCAAAAAGAAGGATTCAAATCGCTAGTTTATTTCATCCCGAGGATCCAACCGCCTTGAATCAAACCTAATACTTCTCCTGGTTTAACTCTTTTGCAGATCTCTTCCTTGTGGATCCAAACCTTACCTTGAAATTTCGCCATTGCCTTCGCTTGATTTTCTGCCCCAGGTAGCCGATACTCCGGACCTCTTTCCTTCCAAATCTTGCGCATTATTTCTCCATGGTTGAGTTTCCATTTTTGTGATTTTGGAACGTCTTGTGCGTTCCCTGGCTGGAATGAACCTTTAGGATTCTTTTTTCCAAACATAGGATTTTTATCTCCTAATTTGGACAACCTCATTCTCTCGCGAGTTTCTGGGGAACGTTTCTTTCCTTTGTGCCAACGTCCAGCTCCTTCGGTGCCTCCCCAGGTTTGGTTGTACCCTCCTTGTGATTCATGGGAACAAAGAGTTGTTATCCAAAACTTTTCAAGACTATCTAATTCTTTGATAGAAAAGTCACCCTGGCGTAATATGGTCATTTCAAATGCTAATTCTCCATATTTTCGGATGGCGTTGGCTAAGTGCGTTTTGGCTCCGGATCTAGCATCAGAACAGTGTCCCATCCATCTTTCAGTTGGGCTTTGAATGGTTTGTCCAACGTAGAGTTTTTCCGAAGGTTTACAAAATATCAAATATATTAAGGCCATAACTGTTAAATACTCGCTAGTTTCGATTTTTTCAAGTTAGCGGGCCTCAATTAGAACCTTGTTAGGAACCTATAGTCCTTGCTGACTCACCAACGAGAAGGCTGGATTGGGACCAAAACAAATTCAAAGGTTCTAAACAGCAACCAATTAGGGCTGTTTCTAGGACTAACTATGTCTTTGAAACTCGTCTCAGCTGCCATAGGGACCGTCTTGGCGTAATCCAAGAATGAAAACCTTCTCTGATTGACTCGAACGCTGAAATGCCAACGAGGCGGAACCCGAAAGGGACCGTGAGAGACTAAGCGAGAGGGCACCCGAAAGGGTGATGCAATAGTCCGATCTCCATGGGAATAATAACCATGGGAGGTAGGCAGAAATGACCTACCTCAGTAACGAAAGTTACTGATAACAATGATGATTATGGCCAGAATGACGGTTCTACTGTTCCTGACGTTGTCCTCACGGGCGATCCTGGCGCTGACCAGGCAACCTTGACGGCAGCTGGTTTCTTGGGTGGAGTAATCGTAGCCCTCCAAGCGCCGGTACACGCCACTAACACTGAAGTCGCCATTGTCCCATGCGATTCGAATCTCGCGATTCCGTATGCGACACTGATCAACGGTCCCGGCGAGTTTGCCGGCGCTATCGGTCCGTCTGGCTCACGCAAAGCTCCAGTTGTACGTGCTCTGTGGCAGGGCATCGTGGACTCACAAGCCTACGACACTCTTGACACCGGATACGCGCTGGGTGCATATCTGTACTGCGGTGGTGGCACTCTGAAGGGGCTATACGTAGCTTCTGACGACAAAGGTACCACAGCAGCAGCAGGTGTCCCAGTAGGTATCTGCACACACGTACCATCTGCGAGCGAACCCTGGCTTGGCATCGCTTCGCTACTGTAAAGGATAAGGGAGACCACTATGGCAAACCTAAGCCGCACACAGCAGCAAACCGCAATGCTAGGACAGCTGCTCAAGACCGCAGGTGGCCGCCAGAAGCTGGCAGCGTCACTTGGACCGTCTCTTCGTCGTCGTCGCGACTATATGTCAATTGCCCGCAAGGCATTGATGGTAGAGACTTTGCCGGATGGCGCTTTGCCCATCTACGATAAAGAATTCGACATCGTTCCTGTCACCGTCGGCACCACAGCCGGTGGCTCGTTCGTTGAAGCGTTCGTCGTCGGAGAAGAGGGTGGGGACATCGTCCGCGTCGTAAAGCCGAAACGTGTCACCGTACCCACGTTCGAAATCGTCAGCAATCCGATGATCGCTATCACGCAGATCAAGGAACGCCGTTTCGACCTGGTCGCCCGCTCGCTCAACTTGGCGAAAGCCGAAGTTGGCGCGCAGGAAGACGGTTACATCTTTGGCCTGTTTGACAACGTCGCTATCACGGCGAATGCAACGGCTTTCGTGCCGAGCACGGAAGACCCGATCTACAACGTGGATATCGCGATCAACGCCCCAATCGACATCAACAGCCTCGCTGATGGTTTCGGTCAGGTCGCTCGTCACGATCTCAACGTGGCGTTCATTTTCTTCAATCCGCGCGACTATACGGATCTGTTGAAGTGGACCCAGCAGAACATTGACCGTGAAACGCAACGCAAGATGTTGAAAACAGGAGTGATGGGGTACCTTTGGGGCGCAACGCTGCTCCAGTCTCGTAAGGTGGGCTACGGCTCAGTTTACATTCTGGCAGACGCGGAGTTCCTCGGAGTCATCCCGGAACGTATTCCGCTGACAGTGATGTCTGCGGATCGTCCTGACCTTCGCCAGATCGGTTTCTCGATCTTCGAAGACTTGGGATTCTTAATATTTAATCCTTCCGGCGTGCAACGCCTGACTGTCAACAGCCGCTTTGAAAAACAGACGAGTGGCCAGAACGTTGGCGAGCAGTAAACTACTGCTTTCCAAAGGGTTAACAACCTTAAAGGCCCGGAGAAATCCGGGCCTTTTCTTTTGTAAAATTCCTCCCTTTATCCAGCAAAGCTTCCGGAAATTTTTCTTTCTTAGAATTCAAAGAAATCAGTTATTTTCAAGTATTGAGATACAGATAGGAGAAATCATGGGCAGCGTCTACCTGGTGGGCTCAAAGAATCTAGGATGGTACAAGATAGGCTATTCAACAAAAGATGATCCTTCGGTAAGGATTGAGGCGGTCTCTAAGGTAATCCCTTTTCCTTTGAAGCTAATTCATTCGTGGGTGACTACGTTTCACCCAGAAAAGTTAGAAGCCTTTCTTCACCAGAGTCTTAAAAACAAGTTATTGAAAGGAGAATGGTTTAAGCTTGAAGATTCGGACATTGAGTTTTGCCAGGAACAGGCAGCCAGTTTCTTAGAGGACTTTGATAAACAGAGTCTTCCGGCCAAACGCCTCGGTCGAAAAACTAATGAGGGCAGACATTGGACTTGTTCTCCTGAAGCTCGTCAAGCACGTTCAGAGAGGATGAAGGGTAAGCGACCGCCCAACCTTACCATGAAAGGAAGAACTCAATCTAAAGATATGAAAGAGAAGGCTTCTCAGTCCCACAAAGAATTCTATGCCAACAACCCAGAAGCTGTCGCTGCTCTCAACGCTGCCCGGCCTCGCGGGGAGAATCACGTGTTCTTTGGTAAAGACCGTCCTCAAGAGACTTGTGATAAAATAGCTGCTTCTCTCACTGGAAAGAAGCAATCTCCGGAAACTCGTCGTCTCCGTTCTAAAAGTCTCAAGGAATTTTATCGTCTCAAAAAGGAGATTTGAAATGTCTGGCATTTCTGTTTTTCGAGTACTGATAGCAGGGGGATCCTCCTCTTGCAGAGATCGTTTGTTGCCAAGACAACCGTGAATTTCCCGGATCATGAATTGTATGTTCGGGTTGG